TTGCACTTGGCGTACCAAGTGACCAACGCGGCTGGCCGCTGTAACCATTGTCTAACGCGTTGCGTTACCAATTCCAATGCTTGGCGTTGGCCCTTGGTATCGCTTGGCCCTGTTGTTTGCGGCCTATAAAGAGTATCCCTTGCGTTGCGTTACCAATTCCACTTGGTGGCCGTGACGCTAGCCAACCGCGTGGCCGTGGTGTCGCTTGGCCCTACCCCTAGAGTGTCCCGCGCGTAGCGTTACCAATGCCACGCCGTGGCCTTGGGCCCTGTAGGGCCCTGTAGGGCCCTGTAGCGGCCTTGGCGGGCCCTTGGCGGGCCCAAGTGCCCAAGGCATGCAAAAGGGCCCGTAGCGGGTAGCTACGGGCCCTTGGTGGCCTACTGGCCCTTGGCGTTACTTGGCGTTGCGGACACTGGCGTTATATCCGCGTGCCTCAGCTTGGCCCTTGGCGGCACGCTGACGGGCCCTGTAGGCCGCTACGCGTGCCTTGGTGGCCTCTCGCTTGGCCTCAGGTGTCACCGTGCCGTTAGCGGCCTTGGTGGCCTTGGTGGCCGTGGTGTCTGCCAGTACGCGCGTTGGTGCACCTTTCATAACCTCAGCCTTGGCCAAGTCCCAACGCGGGCTCAGCTGAGCCTTGATTAGTTCCATGGCGTCAGCGTCAGCCAAGGTCACGGCGTCAGCCTGAGCCACCTTGACCAATGCCACGCCACGGAATTGGCTAGCCTCTGCCCACTTGCCAGCCTCAGCACGCGCGGCCATAACCTTGGCCTCTGCCTTGGTGCTGGCCTCAGCGGCCTTGGCACGCTTGGCAGTATCGGCCTTGGCGTCAGCCTGAGCCAAGCGCTCAGCGGCCACCTTGGCGGCACGCTCAGCACTGGCCACGGCACGGCCCAAATTGCGCGGCACGGGCACGGCGTCAGCCACGGTCACCAAGTCAGCGTCGGTGTAGTGGATCACTACGGCCATAACGTCACGGCCCAAGGTGGCCAGTACCTTACGGCCCAACGCGTAACCCGTGCCTGAGCGATAGGCCAGTACCTCATCCTTGGTGCGACGGAACAGGGCCAAGTCAATGGCATGCTCTGCGGCACGCTGGCCACGGCGTACCCGCATTGCGTCTTTCTCCTCTGCCCAGTCCTCAGCCAACGCGCGAGAGTCGCGGCCCATGGCCCGCGCGGCCTCTGCCATGGCCTCATCCTGAGCCATGGCACCAATAGCCAAGGTAGGCATATCTACGCCGATACGCGCGGCCCAGTGGCCACCAAGGGCCCTATCCGTGGCCGCCACGGCCTTGGCGATACGCGCGGCCTCAGTGGCCTTGGCCTTGGCCTCAGCCATGGCCTCAGCACGCTTGGCGGCACGCTCAGCCATCACCTCAGCACGCTTGGCCGCGTGCTGAGCCTGAGCCTCTGCCCAACGCTCAGCCTCTGCCTTGGCCTTGGCCACCTTGGCCACGGCCTGAGCCTTACGCTTGGCCTCTGCCTCTGCCAGTGCCTCAGCGGCCTCTGCCTGAGCCCAACGCTCAGCGGCCTTGGCCTCTGCCAAGCGCTTGGCCGTTGCGGCCTTGGCCTCTGCCCAACGCTTGGCCACCAACGCGGCACGGCGTGCCGCGCGTGCCTCTGCCAGCCGCTCAGCGGTCACGGCCTCAGCCGTGCCCAATGTCGCGTTATCGCCCTGGCCTACTGCCACGGGCACGGCCACGGCCTGAGGCTCAGCCTCAGCGGCCACCTCGAATAACGCGGGCACGGCCTCAGCCTGAGCCTTGGCCATGGCCTTGGCGCAACGGCCACAAGTGACCATGGCCTCAGCGTTGCGAACGGGTAGCGATACCTTGGCCCCGCACGCGGGCCCCGTGGCCTCTGCCTTGACGTTATGAACAGTGCCCAAGTGCGACTGCACAAAACGAGTGGTGAACGTCGCGGCCTTGGTGTCGAGCGTGTAAGTCATGGTGTCTCCCTTGGTAGTGCCTCACGTAGGGCCAGCTGGCCCTACCCCTAGAGTCTATCGCACTTTTGGCCCAAGGCCTATACGTAGCGTTACCAATTCAAGGCGTGTTGCGTTGGGTCACCAATTCCGGGCCCAGTGACGTTGGGTCACGCCGTTGGCATGACTTGGCACTTGTCACGGCGTATTACAGGCCTACGTAGCTAGGGCCCAATTCCGGCCTAAACGTAGATAGGCCATGGCTGGCCCTGTATGGGCCCTACAGCGGCCTAGGGATAGCTACGTGAGTAACTGCCCCATATGGGCACTACGTCAGTCCTAGGGCCCGTTATGGGCCGCTGAGGGCCAATTCCTCTGTATGGCCCTCTAACGGCCTACCTTGGGTAGCTGTGACCAAAAGGGGGTCCAAGCGCTTAGAACGGCACGTAGCGTTGTCAATTGGGGTTGGTTTAGGTGCACCTAAAAGTAAAGTTACGTGACAACACTAGTCATATATGGTCACGGTTGGGTAACCCTATCCGCTTGCCTATTGACTACGTAGCTACACCCATGCATGCACAGTGAAGTTAGGTAACCCTAACCATATGAGGTAGGCCTACGTCACGAGTACAGGCTGGCCTCAGGTGTAGATACAGGCTGGCCTACGCTACGTATGTAGGTATGACTACACGCTGTATGTAGGCACGCCTATGACTGTGACCTAGGCACGCCATGACTCAGGATGTAGGCACGCCTAAACCATGACGATGGGCACGCCTTACGTTACGCGCTCAGCTTGACATGGCCTAGGGTGGGGGGGTAGGTCCCCCGCCGCGCTCCGCTCCGCCCCCCGCTTGTCTTAGCCGCTCCGTTTTTGAACGGGTTGAAAAGCTTTCAGAATGGTTCTCATTAACCCGATCACAAGTAGGTTACGACACGGTTATCAACAGGCCTCTGACCTGCGGTTTCTTTCCTACGCCCCTTTCAGGACAAGGCATGGATGAGTGGATGAGAACGGGGGGTCAGCCTGCCAGGACCCCCTTTACGGGCTTCTGAGGGCATGTTGAAAAATGGCGTAAAGCTGTGGAAAAGCTTTCAAAAACTGTGGATAAAATGGGGAAAACCGGTGACCTACGTTCACTCCCCCATGAGCTATGTCGATGACCTAAGGGGTTCAACGGTGGACTATGGCGCTCTTGAGTGACGCCCACGTACCCTTTGACTATGACCATCGGAAACGTATACACACTCAAAGAGGCCGCCAAGCTGACTGGCGTATCGCACTCTACGATCCGCCGTCGCCACACCGAGGGGGCCTTCCCAAACTCATACAAGGATGGGGATGGCATATGGAAGGTGCCGCTCACAGACCTAGAGCAGGCCGGGATTAGACCACGACGCTCAAGCGTCACTGAACGCGCGGCCACGGTCACGCTGAACAGGGGTCAGACCGACGTTCAATCCCCCACTCCCCCATTGACCGCGCCTATTGACCGCGTGAATGAGCTAGTCAAACGCGAACGCGATTTGATGCTGGAGGTGGATAAGTACCGGGAGCAGGCGCACCAAGCAGAGCGCGACGTGTCCGAGCTCAAGGGATACGTTCGGGGGATGGAGGGCAGGCTGGAGGAGTCGAAGAACAACAACCGGGAGCTCAGCGCCAGGAACGCAGACCTGACGAAAGCACTTATCGCCATTGAGGCGAAAGTGACACCCGTAGCTGATCAGGGGTTTGTGGTGGGGGAGACGGTGCCGTTGTCAACGGAACCCGCGCCTTCCACTCCACAGCCAGAGCCAAGGGTAGCCGCACCACCCCCAAAGCCGGCCAAGAAGCGCTGGTGGAACCGATAAACAGGTGTGACCAGCATCACTCCCCCTGCCTGTCCCGATTCAGTCAGAAAGACAGTATTTAGACAGTGAAGGGGAGAGGGGGTAGGGGGTGAGGGGTTTCGGCCTCGCGGCCTCTACCGCACGGGACGACCCCTAGGGAGTCCCGCTGGCGCGGTACTCCTACGGTTAGTAAACGCTCCAGCGTTTACCTGTAACTGAGAAGGGGAGCTCCGCTAGGGCTCCGCTCCCCTAGTAAGAATTGATAGATCCGGTAGAAGAACAACGGCCCCGCAAGGGGCCGCTTCTATCTCCCCCGGTTGACTCCCGATAAGACCAGTAGACGTAGATGAACCCTCCTCTCAGCATCTACTCCTGGCACGGTTCCGAGTCCCGGGGGCCCACCTTCCCGCCCGTCAATGCTGACGCGCGGGGCTCAACTTGCCCTTGGCCGTGGCCGCGCACATATTGTTGTGGGCCCGCCAAGGGCAACTACGGGGTAGCCGACGCTGGCGCGTCAAACTGGCTGTAACCCAGTTGCTTCGGCATGGTAGGTTCGATCCCTTCCTGCCCCACGTCTTAAGAAAGAAACTGCAACTTCGCAGGTTGCCGTCAATGGGTAGTAGCATTGACGGTTGTGCCTCCCCTCCCGGGGAGGTCCGGTATGGTGGCGACACCGCTAACGTCGCCCACGCCCCCATAGCTCCAATTGGTAGAGCGTCCGCCTTGTAAGCGGAATGTTGCAGGTTCGAGTCCTGCTGGCGGCACGCTGGCCCGAGTTGTTTTCTTCAGATTTATCCACTTACACACACCACTACACACTTGATGTACCGGGCGGGCCAGTACATGAGTATCGAAGCTCGTATAGGTGGGGGAGTAGTTGCCCCCGAATGAATTACCGCCCCGGGGGATGATGTACCCCGAGGCAACCGGCAGAGGCCGTGAAGGAACTGAGACTCCTTTGCGGCCTTTGTCGTACCCCCTAAACTTTGGCCATATATACGTTGGTCACGGATCGTCAGCGATCTAAGCTACGCTCCCGCCATGGAAACAAAGCAGTGCACAGCTTGCAAGGAGTACAAAACCCTTGACAATTTTTCGATGAACCGAAGGGCTAAGGACGGCCTGACCTACTGGTGCAGGCAATGTAGAAGCATCAAGAACAGGGACCGGCCAAAACCCACGGTGGTTCCCGTCCTGTTCAAGCCATGCTTTGAGTGCGGGGAAGTCAAGCCAGCCTCCAGCTATGGCGTTGACAACAAGTCCAAGGACGGACTCCAGCGACGATGCAAGCCCTGTAAGAACGCCAACAGCAAGGCCTACTACCAGACCGAGACTGGCCGGGAGTTGAACCTCAGGGTTCGCCGCCGTAATTACGTTGCGTCGGCCCGTGCCGTTTGGGACCACCTCAGTACCCATCCCTGTGTGGATTGCGGCGAGAGTGATCCCATCGTGCTTGAGTTTGACCACGTGCGAGGCGAGAAGCACTTCAACCTTGGGGCCCGAGGCCAGCGAACCGTCAAACAAGTCCTGGCTGAAATCGAGAAGTGCGACGTACGTTGCTCCAACTGCCACAAGAGGGCCACAGCCGCCCGTGGCGGCTGGTATCGGTGGCTGGATGAAGCGATTGACGAACCCAACCCCCCACTGTGGGGCATTGGCAAGGCAGGAGAGGAACCTGCCGCATAGATTTGGCGGCACCCAGCGTCCCCGGCCTCAGTGTCGCGCGGCGACGTGATGGGACCGCCCACAGACAGCTCATTGGACGCGGCACAAACGATGCTCAAGTACCTGGAGCAAGACAAAGGCCCCCACCGTGCGCGGTGGGGGCCTTGCCTAGATAACTGCGTTTTCTGAGGTGCCCTGGCTTTTCTGCTTGGATAAATCAGGACGGCAAAAATTCTATCACGCCGCACCGTCAATGGAGACAACCGGCGTCGTGGTGCGCACAGTCTCTACGCCATCGTTGCGTATGTTCAGGATGAACACGGCGGGCTCGCCCACCACCAAAGGCCGGCCAAGCCGGTAGGGGATTATCTGATGATCCTTACGTAACTCAGCCACGGCCCACTCACGGTTGAGCTCCTCGCGCGGATACCGCGTCAGGACGCCCTCCAGAGGATTGAGGACGTAGACGGCTGATTCCGTTTGCACAATCATGCGGCCATCTTACGCTCGGCCTTGCGCCCTGCCTGATCGGCGGCTTCTGCCAGCTTGCAGGGGAGGCAGACCTCCTCGCCACGGTCACGGTGCCGCAGGGCGGCGGCGCGGGTTCCACAGGGCTGGAGCTTCCGCGGATACAACTGGCCCCTGGCACGCTCCCGTGCGTAATGACGGGCCGATGCTTTGCAATCGTCACAGACCGATTGCTTGTAGTAGTGGTGCTTGACCGCGCCAGAGTTACCGTACCGCCCGTTGCAACCAATGGGCTTTGCCTCTGGATCGTGGTCGAAGTCCCAGCGCTTATTTACCGTCTGCGTAGGCATTGATCATGATTTCCATGAACGTGCGGTCATCGGCCTTACGCGCGTTCACTGACTTGCGGTAGTAGTGCCCCTGAACGGACCACATGAGCATGGTCACGTCGAAAGCCGTTGTGACGCTGTTGATGACAACCCAAACCGGCGCGAGCGGCGACGGGATCATGATGCCGAGTGCCAAGCTCCCCATTGCCAGGACTGTAGAGGTAGTCCAGAGCCCGAGGAGCAAGCGGCTGTACCTATCACTGTACGGCTCGGTCATTGCCCGCTTGAGTCCCCGGCCGATTCGGAGCGTCACGCTCCACCACTTCTTCATTACCCCATCTTAGCCAACTGAGAGGAATCACCTTGGCTTTTCCCATCCAGCAATCCGTAATCGACTTTCACAAGAAGTTTGGTCACCCCGTGCGTGACTCTCCAACCACCATCGAGGCGGGGGAGGCCATTCAGGCCTACTCGTTCATCGAGGAGGAGCTCAACGAACTGTGGGACGACGGCCTGTACCCGGGCCCGAGTGAATGCGGTGAAGAGAACTGTTGCGGTGGCAACGTCTACGAACCCGACATTGTGGAAATCGCTGACGCTCTCGGTGACGTTGTGTTCACCGCCTACGGCATGGCCATTCGACATGGCATTGACCTTGACCTTGTGCTCAAGGAAATCTGCGAGTCCAACATGACAAAGACCGCGAACGGGCTTGGAAAAATCAAGAAAACAGAGGGCATCTACGTTGCTCCCAACATCAAGCGAGCTCTCGGACTCTGAGGAGCTCGAAGAACGGCCAGACCAATACTGGCTGTTCCTGAACACATAGCACCGCCCCCAGGGCGCACTACGCCCTAGGAGGCAACCATGTCCGTAATCGTTTGGTCCAAGAAACCATGTGTCCAGTGCAACGCAGTGAAGCGTGCACTCAAGGCCGGGGGAGTGGAGTTTGAGGAGCGAAACCTCCCCGACTACCCCGAACAGCTTGAGCGATTCAAGGCCGATGGCCACATGGGAGCTCCCGTTGTCGAGGCCGCTGGCCTTGAGACGTTCGCTGGATTTGATCCCGACGCCGTAAAGGCAATCATCGCCGCGCATGGCGTGGAGCAGTAGTAACCGCAAGGCCCGACTGCCGGCCGACTGGCCAGCCCTACGCAGAGCCACCCTTGAGAGGTGCGGCGGACGCTGTGAGGTCCTGAAAAAGGACGGCTCACGGTGCCGCGATAAGGCCCAGGAAGTTGATCACATCACTCCCGGCGACGACCACAGAATGGCCAACCTCCGTGGAATTTGCACGTGGCATCATGCCCGCAAATCCGCCCTGGAAGGCGTGGCGGCACGCCGCGAGGCCAATTCCATCCTTTATCGCGCACCCGAAGTGCACCCGGGGCTCATCCCCGAAGCGCAGCGCAAACCCACTCCAAACCGAGGCTTCTGAAAGGGGGCACCCATGCCAGGACCAGCACCAAAGCGAGACGCCGAACGCACGCGCCGCAACGTGCCCGAGTCAGGAGCCGCACGCCATGGCGAAATGCGGCCCGTCAAGATTCCACCCGTTGACCAGCAGTGGCACAAGCGGGCCAAGGAACTTTACAAAAGCCTAAAGTCCTCAGGCCAAGCGGACTACTACCAAGACAGCGATTGGGCGTACGCCCGAATCCTGTGTGACTACCTCACCAACTGGTACTCCAACCCGCGTGCCATGGATGGCGCCAACATCGAGCAGATGATGAGCAAGCTCGGCATGACCGAGGGCTCCCGCCGTCAGATGCTCCGCATTGAACTGGACATGCCTGAGGATGAGCGGCCCGACGCCGAGCTCGTTGCTATCGGCGGGTACCAGGACTTGCTCAAGGTGGCCAACAAGTGACCATCGAACCCCTGTATCAGTACAAGGCCACCGTTGAGCGGTGGATAGACGGGGACACGGTTGAGCTCACGGTAGACGTGGGATTCCACATGACCTACCGGGATCACTTCCGGCTGTTCGGCATTGACACCCCCGAGCGGGGGAGGCCTCTGGCCGCTGAGGCCAAGGCCCGCGCCATGGAGCTGGCCCCCCCAGGAACCGTTGTACGGGCCTCCACCAGCAAGAGCGACAAGTATGGCCGATGGCTTACTCTCGTCAATCTTGAGACTGGCGTAGAGGTCAACACCACCCTTGTAAACGAGGGCCTCGCCCGCATGTACTTTGGCGGTACCAAGAGTGCCGGTTGACCTTACGGGCATTGAGCCCAACGCAGAGAACGCCGCACGGCTGTTCCCCCCGTCACTGATCGGCCCCACGTGGCAGACCAACCCTGATGGCTCTTGGCTACTCCCTGAACATACACTCGGTTGGGGTGTGTTGGGTTGGGTAAGCGTGAAGCTCACCGACCCCGATGGTAACCCCTTTGCTTGCACCGCAGAGCAGGCCAGATTCTTACTCTGGTACTATGCGGTGGACAAGCGCGGTAAGTTCATCTACCGGCAGGCCGTGTTGCAACGTTTGAAGGGCTGGGGCAAGGACCCATTGGCCGCAGTCATGTGTATGGTTGAGTTGGTAGGTCCCTCTAGGTTCTCACACTGGGTAGACAAAGAGGGCATGAAAACGGCGCGTTACGCGCCCGGGTGCATACCGATTGGTAAACCTCATCCGTCTGCCTATGTGCAGGTAACAGCCGTCTCGCTCGAACAGACCGAGAACACTACGCTGATCTTCCCCTCCCTGATTCCAGAGCGTACCCGCGAGGAGTACCGCATTGATGTGCAGAAGGAAGTCATCTATGCGAACGGTGGCAAACAGAAGCTCAAGGCCCTCGCCGCGTCATATCGTGCCGCAGAAGGTGGCCGCGTTTCGTTCGCCATCCTTGGAGAGACACACCACTGGGTTCCCGGTAAGGGTGCCGACAAGTTCTACCGAACGGTCAAGAACAACGTCACCAAAGTCAAGGGACGCTTCATATGCATCACCAACGCATATGAACCCGGCGAAGAGTCCGTAGCTCAATCCATCCGAGAGGGTGAAGAGAAGGTATGGGCCGGTTTGGCCAAGCCCTCAGGTTGGCTATACGACTCCATTGAGGCTCACCCTGATACCCCACTTGATGAGGATTGGTTACCCTACGTCATCGAGATTATACGAGGTGACGCTTATTGGCTTGACCTCGAAATCATCGTTCAGTCCATTCAGGACACCACCATACCCGCGTCAACTCACCGTCGTATGTGGCTCAATCAGATCGTCTCGACGGCTGACAGCCTCTACACAGCGGGGGAGTGGGACGCCATACGCGTCAACGGCCTCAAGGGAACCAAGGATGACTTGGACCCGGGAGACGCTATCACGCTCGGGTTCGACGGTGGCAAAACTGACGATGCCACCGCACTGGTGGCAATCAGACTCAGCGACAAGCTCATCGTGCCCCTGGCCGTCTGGCAAAAGCCGGAAGGCAAAAAGGACTGGCACATCAACGAGGCTGAGGTTGAAACCGAAGTCCACCAAGCCATGGCTACGTACCGTGTGCAGGCCTTCTATGCCGACGTATATCCGTGGGAGTCATACATCAACGGATGGGCGGAAACATACCGCGAAACACTCCTTATCAAGGCAACCAGCAAATCAACCGTTGGGTTCGATATGCGCGGTAACGCAGAACGTATCGCGCGAGGCAATGAAGCCTTGCTCGCCATGGTTCAGGACAAACGTATTCGCCATAACGGTGACAAAGCGTTACGTGTGCACGTTTTGAACACGAAACGTCGCCGTAACCAGTATGGCCTCACATTCGGCAAGGAGAGTGCGGAGAGTAACCGAAAGGTTGATGCTTACGCAGCTACACTCCTCGCGTTCATTGCCATGAACGACCTTGCCGAGTCTGGCAAGAAAGCAAAGCCGGTCTACTCCAGACGGCTACACCAGTTCTAGGAGAACACATTGCCCACAATGGACGAGTATGTGGAGGACCACCTTAGAGGTGAGGAACTCCAGGTCACACCAACGGGCACTCCAGGCACGCTTGACCTCGCGCTGGTCAATCTCATGTACGCAACCCTCAAGGCTGATCGAGCCAACCATTTCGATCAGGCCTACGACTACTACATGGGGGACCAGCTCCTCCCGTATGCCCCTCAGGGCACCAGTGAGCAGATCATGGACCTCCAGCAAAGGAGCATCACTAACTGGATGCCCCTGCTGGTATCGCTCCCTGTTCAAGTTTCATACGTGGACGGCTACCGCCGAGGCACGTACGGCCTAGGTGCTCAACAGACCAAGGGCCCGAGCGGCAAAGAGATTGCCGCTGGCCAGGACCCTAAGCGTTTCAGCGGCGAGTACGCCTGCTGGCAACGCAACCGCATGGACGCGCGGCAGGCCACCATCTACAAGGCCGCACTCATGTACGGCCAGAGCTTTGCCCACGTCAACAACGTCACCGTGAATGGCGACGTGAAGGTGGAGGTGCTTGCTACCCGCAACACCGTCGCCTTCTTTGACGATCCGATCAACGACATTCGGCCGAAGATCGTTCTCACCATCAAGTCGTACGCCCGCGACGAAAATACGCCGGGGCTCGCTGTGGTTTGGGACGACACTCACCGGCACGAGTTGAGCATTGACTCTGACTACGTGTTCCACGCCAAGGGTGAGCCGGTTGCCCACGGGCTGGCCGGCTGTCCTGTGGTTCGCTACACGTGCGGTGCCCCCGACGATGAAGGTCGGTCACTCGGCGTAATCAACGACACTATGGTTGCTCTGCAAAACAGAGTCAATCAGGCTTCGTTCAGTACCAATGTGACCGCTGATTTCGGCGCGTTCAAGGTTCGCACTGCCGCTGGCCTCCAGCTTATGTACCGCATTGACTCTGCAACGGGTGAACCGTTGCTTGATGCGGCAGGCAACCCCATTCCTGAACCTATCCAAGTGTCACAAGCCAAGATGCTTGTATCCGATGACCCGACAACAAAGTTTGGTCAACTGGATGAGACACCTTTGGATGGGTACCTCAAGAATGAGGACCAAGCAACCAAGAACCTCGCGGCTATCGCACAGTTCCCGTTGCACGCTCTGATTGGTAACGTTTCCAACCTTAGTGCAGAAGCGCTCAACGCGCTCGAAGCACAGTTCATGCGTAACCTTAAGTCACTCCAGACTTCTTGGGGCGAGTCGCACGAGGAACTGTTCCGGCTGATGGCCGAGGCACTTGGCGACGGCGAAGGAGCCAACGCGTACGGCGGCGAAGTCCGCTGGCGTGACATGGAGTCCAAGGCCTTTGGCGCCACATTGGACGGTTTGGGCAAGGCGGCAGACATGCTCCAGGTTCCCAAGCGCGGCCTGTGGGCCATGATCCCGGGCATGACTTCCGGTGATCTACAGGACCTTGAGGCCCTGCATGAGCAGGAGCTCACGGACGCCATATTCAATGAGGCGACACCCGCTGGAGCATCCGCAAGGGAGCGTCGGCCCGTAAAGGCCGGTGGTCAGTCTGCCAACCAAGCCTGAGGTACTGGCAGTTGAGGAGGCCCACCGCGCGGCCCAAGCACGTCTTGGGATCGCGGGGGCCTACCTCGCCATGCGCGACTGGAACTCAGTCAACGTCACCGCAGTAGCGGCCACGTCAGACGCGTGGCTTACCCGTAGCCTCCAGATGATCCGCGCGATTCAGCGCAAATCCACCCGACTTGCCCGTGCCTACTACCAGTTGGCGCGGGCCATTGAGACAGGCTACACACTAGGCCTGCCGGAAACTTCCCCCGATCCCAAACAGGTGACCATGGGGAGTCTCCGAACTCAATACCTAGACCTCCTCTTGGAAATCGCTGACCTTGATAAGCCAGCGGCCACGGGGGAGGTGCCCAGCCAGGACTCAGATGAGCGCTGGCTTAGGGATGAACTCCAAGCATCATCCGGCCAGATAGCCGGAACGGATGAAGGGCACTCGGTCACTTTCAGCGACACGGACTTGGATGAATACATTCAGGACTGGCTAGACGAGAGCGACGATTCAACCGACGACGATCCTGTTGAGGTTGATGATTTCGAGTGGCCCAGTGATTCACTCACGCTGGATGACATTCGCAACGTCTTTGCCGATGAGCTCAAAGCCGCCGCAGATGAACGCGCCGAGAAGGTACGCAAGATTCTGGAGAGCGAGGAGCTCACCGCCAAGGAGGCCAACCGTAAGGCCCAGGTGTTGCACAACGCCGCTGGCAGTGTGTCAGCAGGCAAGATCGACCAGGCCGGCATTGACGCTGGCCGAGAAACCATCGAGTACGCCCAGTCCAGGGACCGGCGCGTAATGATGGTCGCCCGAGGCACAGGACCGAACCCTTGTGCCTTTTGCGCCCTGCTTGCAGGACGTGGCTTTGTGTATGCAAGCCGCTCCAAGGCAGGCGCACAGAAAGCCTCAGACGTCTACGGCGAAGATGCAACCGGCGAGATAAACCGCTACCACCCCAATTGTCACTGCTACCCAGTGACCCGCTGGGTGGACATTCCTGACGCCACGGCCCCGGGCCGCTCCGAGTTTTACAAAGCCCTCTACAAAGCAGAGGTGCAGGACAAGGGCTTGGACATACGTGGGACCAAGAATGACGGCCTGAATCAATTCCGCCGTGCACTCAATCGCCTTAGACGTGAAGGCCTCACTACAGCATGATCCCAGGAGGACAGCTAATGCCTGATACCGGCACACCACAGGGCCAGGAGCCCACAACACCCCCCACAGAACCCGTCACTCCCGCCGCCACGGATGCGAAAACAGATCCTTGGGAAGGCATTCCCGACGAATGGGCTTGGACGAAAACTCAGGTTGAGGCCGCTAACCGCGAGGCCGCAAGCCGCCGCGTAGCGCTCCGTGACCTTGAGGACAAGACCAAGGACGCAAAGACCCCGGAGGAATTTGAGTCCGCTCTGACTGAGTACAAGAACACTCAGGCCAAGCTCGAATCAGACCTCGCCCGTGAACGTGCCGCCCGTAAGCACGGACTGGCCGACGACGTACTGGAGTTTCTGACTGGAACCACTGAGGAGCAGATCGAGGCGCAGGCTACCAAGCTTGCCGCCCTAAAGCCTGCCAGCCAGGAACCAGCACCGCCCAAGGTTGTGACGGTCCCCGCCCCGAGCGGTGGAGTCACCCCTACTAGCCAGCCCACTGAACAGGATGGCCGGGCACTGTGGAGGGCCCACAAGGCACGCCGGTAACGGCACACTTCCACCCCCCTTTCAGGACCGGTAACCACCGGTCCTTTTTCATGCCCCGAAAGGCAAACCCATGACATACAAGCCGAGCCTCAAGGTCAAGCCTGAGGTACTGGTCGAGGCGGCTGTTGAAGCGCTGTCCGACAAGCTGGTTATCGCCAACACGATCACCAAGCGTAACGACATTGCGAAGTTCTTCGCCGCCGAGGGTGACACCATCACTCAGCGTGTGAAGGGCACACTGCCGGTTCGACAGTACGCCCCGCGTAACGACCGCTCCCAGCCCATCATCACTGATACGTACTCCGAGACTACAGTGAACGTAACCATCGACGTTATCCGTCCTTACTCTGCTGTGAAGCTCACAGACGAGCAGAAGGATTGGGACTTCAACGGTGGTTGGGGAGACATTCTGGATGCACAGACCGAGACTGTTGGTCAGTACATCGAGCACGGTGTCCTCCAGAAGATTCTGACCGCACCTTACGAGCGTGTCATCGTTGCCAAGGATGACGCTACCGGCCTCACTGCCGCTAAGGACCTGGGCCAGGACGTTTACTACAACATGGTCATCGAGGCCAAGAAGGCACTGCGCCTCATGCGCACGCCCAGCGAAACGCTGGTATGTGTCGTTGGCGTTGACTTTGAGGAAGCACTCCTCAAGTCCAACCGTCTCGTCAAGCACGAGGGACGTGGCGACGACGCTCTGGCCTCCGCTACGCTGGGTACCATCGCTGGTGTTCAGTTCGTTAGCTCCACTCACATTCCGGCCGATGAAGCGTACATGTATGCTCCGTCCGGTTTCGTAGCGTTCACTGGTGCTCCGTCGGTACCCCGCTCTGTCCCCTTTGGCGCTGTTACGTCGGCCAACGGTTGGGCCGCACGGTGGCTCATGGACTACGACACAGGGTTCCTTACGGACCGTAGCGTCATCGACACCTACGCGGGTTACTCCTACACCAAGGACCGCATTCAGGTGTTCAACGGCGAGTCCCAGCACATCATCTCTCCCGAAGAGTTCTTCGTGCGTGGCGTCAAGCTGGGCCTCAAGTCCAGCGGCCTCGTTGAGAAGAAGCCGGGTGACGGTTCCGTTACTACCCCCGGTGGTAACCCCGAGTCCTTCCTGGCCAAGGCTTACAACCAGCAGACGATCACCACGACTCTGCCCGCAGGCGAAACCTTCCCGCTGGGTGGTAACGCTTACGGTGACGTAACCCCGTAAGGAACTGACGCATGGAGCATCTAGCAACCATTGATCAGGTAGCCGCCCGCAGTACCGAGGAAATCGTTACTGAGGATGAGCTGGCCTTGGCGGATGCAATGCTCGCGGAAGCTTCTGCATGGGTACGTCACCATGGCGGACAGGCGTGGCCTACTTTGGCTCTAGCTCCAGAGGTGGCGGTGGCTATTACAGCCGCCGCCGCCTCGCGGGGTTACATGAATCCAAACGGATTCAGCATGGAACGTTCGGATATGAGTACGTTCAACGTAAGCCCCGAGTACGCGGCCGGCACTCAGTTGACCCGGGCCGAGATAACAATGCTCAAGCCGTTCAACCGGCGCACGGGCCTTGTCTCGGTGGGCCTCACGAACAGTGACCGCCCGTCTCCGACGTACGCACGCCGCAGTGGCCGTTACGACGCACGGGGTTATGCTCCGAGCGACGACGGTACTAAGGACATTCCGCTAGGGACGTGGCCGTGAAATCCCGCCTCCTAGACCGTGGCCGTGCAACGATCATCGTCTTTCCTGAGGTGGAGCTAACCAACGCCAGGGGGGAGCGCGTCCGCGTTCCCGCTGAGGTTGGTGTGCCCGTCAGGGTTTCAATGTCGAGGGATCGCAACGCCACCGCAGAACTTCCCGGTCAGGTGGACGTGAAAATCTACCGCTGTGTGACCCGCCAAGCGCCGGTTGGCGCTTGGGTTCGGATCGTCTTTGACGGCGAGGAGTGGGACCTTACGGCCCCGCCGAGCCGCAGCGAAGGCGTCTCCAAGAGCACGCGGCAGGTTTCGTTCACCATCCGCTCCCGCAACGACGTAGGAGCATAACCGTGCACGTCCTCTGGTATCCCCCCAGGCATCCCGACATGGACGGCGCGAAGAACGTAGAGCACGCCGTGGTCTACAGCAACTCCGTTGTGTCGGGACTACAGCGCTACTCAAGCCGTCTGGCCATGGAGGCCAGCGCCATCCTCGAAATGACCAACCACCGCCCCGGGCAGGAGCGCTCCGAAATTGGAGTGATCCACAACAACCACAGTCGCGGCCCGATCAGCGAAACCACTGACCTTGACTCCATCGTGTACCTCCAGGCACCCGATGACGCAGAGCGTCAGAAGGGCGAGGGGCGCGGCGGCAACACCAACTCATGGCGTGCCGTCCAGTCAATCGAGTTTGGCCACTACACCAGTGGCCGTGACCACGAGGGGGAGGGCCCCCGTACCAAGAAGGATCACAAGCGTCACTGGGTGGAAGGGGTTTCACCCCTCCGTAAAGCCGCCCGCAAGATGAGCAGAAATCCGAGGTTGAGCATCAAGTGACTCGACACATACCAATCTTTGGTTCGGTGGACGATCTGATGCTGGCACTGTTCAGGGACTTCTTTGAGGGGCAGGAGATTCACATTGGATCACTGTTCGCCTCAGACCTTGAACCGCCATTCGTCATCGTTCGCCGCGAACGCCGTTCAGGCCAAGCCAGCGTTGACTCCGACGATGACAGGTTCATTCAACCGGCCATCGTTTCAGTGAACACAATCACCTCAGGACCCGACGCCGACCAACTCGGTGAGGAGCTCCAGGAGGCGTGCCGTATCGCAATCCGCGAGGCACAGCAAAACCAAGTCGTGATACCCGGCTGTGGTGTTATCTCAGGAATCACTAACAGTATCGAACCGTCACGCGTAGCAGACTGGGCAACGTCAACCGGCGTCGTACAGTATGCGTCACTGCCCAAAGGTTGGACACGCTACGAAAGTGTCTACCGACTGTTGATTAGGCCACCACACCAAGAGACAGTTACCAACCGTTACGTCATTCGTGACACAGTGCCCGACTAAACGTCGGGCTTTTTCTTTTAGGAGAAACCATGACTACAAACGACAACGCCACACTCAAGGTTGGTATTGCGCGTTTCTACACCGCCGAAGTTGGAACGGTTCGCCCGACAACTGTGGCAACACTCAAGGCCCCGCCCATCGGCTGGGTTGAGGTTGGTAACACCTCCCTCGAAAACATCCTGACGTTGACAAGCGAGGGTGGCACTGTTACTACACTGTCCAGCCTCCAGAACAAGTCCCTGCGTCAGTCCATCGAGGCACGCGTCGAAGCGCTGGGCATCAACCTGCTCGAATGGACAACGGACTCCCTCAAGGCATACTACGGCGGAAACGCCGTTGTAACCGCTGACGGTGCAATCGAGGTACCTTCCGAGCCGGTCCCGCTGGAGAAGGCATTCCTCGCCGTCCTCGAAGATGGCGAAAACGTTGGCGGGTTCTACGCCGAGAAGTCCAGCCTGTTCCGTTCTGATGACGTAGCAATCGCTGACACCAACTCCCTCGCTCAGCTCCCGATCAAGGTCACGGCACTCAACGCCGCTGGCAAGACTTCGGCACTGACCGTCATCCCCCCGCACGCAACGGACGCACCGTAAGGAGTTAGCTCCTGATGGCTAAGTTCACAGAAGTACCCGTATTCGTCAAAGGCGAACCGGGTTTCGCCGCCAAGCTCAACCAGCTTGGCACTGTCCTCAGTGAAGTAATTGCTCACCTTGAGGCAGAAGCAAAGCCGGCCCCCAAGGCCGCGCCGCGCAAGGCAACAGCCGCTAAGGCTGAGTAACGCCCTGAGGGGTCCGGTGCGGACCCGGGCCCCTCAGTTACCTTCCAGTCCGCAACCCCACACACTTTCCGATCCCAGGAGTCCGCAACCCATGCCCAAGATCATCCTTTCCGATTTCCAGACCGCCGCCAATCAGAAGTACGCCGACTTTGAGGTGGAGCTCCCCAACGGTGAGCTCCTGCTGTTTGTTCCTGCAATCCGCATGAACAAGGCAAAGCGCAACGAACTGGCCAAGGCACTTGACGTAGAGTCACGCGCCAACGCCAACGACGGCACTGACCTCTACGACCTCTACCGTGACGCGTTCCGCATTAGCGAGAAGGCCGTAGGCAACTACGACAAGCTGGCCGCTGTCATCGGGGATGACCCGGCACTGTGGCAGGACTTGTTCATCGAGTTCCAGGAGATTACTCAGTCGGGGGAAGCCTAACCCTCGCGCGGTTGCTTGATGAATACGGGGAGGAAATCTACGTAGACCTGCTGGAATACCACCAGTTGAACATCGTGGATTTCGTGAGGGGAGACGTGGCGCTGACGCCGCGCCTCATCCTTACCCTACTCAGGCACCTACCCGAGGGAGCCCGGTACACCGCCGCTATTGCGTCCGCCCCCGAGGCGGCGGCTGTCACCGCTAAGCGCGACACCCCCGAACAGCCAGACCCGGCCCTTGAGCTCCGCACATGGACCCAGGACCGCATGTTGATGGCTCAACTCATCAACTCGGTAAACGCGCTGGTCAGGCACACCATCCAGTGGGAGCAAGGTAAGGCTCCCAAAATCCCTCTCGTTGGCCCATCTACGTGGCGCGGGGAGGGCAAGACCAAGCCGCTCACGGTTATGGACGTACTCAGTAAATTAACGAGATAGCGGGGACACATGGCCAAGCTTCGGCTAGTTGGTGCCGTAGGCATCAAGGTTCGCCCAGACGCTTCGGACTTCCGAAAGGAAGTCGAGGAGCAATTACGCAAGATTCCCAGTGACGCCAAGATCAAAATTGACGTTCACGCCGACACGGACCCCCTCAAGAAGGCTCTGGATAAGGCGGAAAAGGAAGAAGCGAAACGAACGCTCAACCTCAAGGTTGGCGTCGAGTACGACACCCTACAGGCCGCACGTCGGCAGGTAGAGGCCGCACTCAAAAACCTCAAGACAGAGACAATCCCGGTCAAGCTGAAAGAGGGCGATCTAAACAACGCCCTGGCGAAACTGAAACGTCTCCAGCGTGGCGCTCAGGTGACCATGCAGTTCAACGAGGACAAGGCCGGCTATCAGTCGGCACTCGCCAAGATACGCCAGATACAGCGTGAAAAGGCAGAGGTCCCCATCACGTTCAAGACGGACAATAAGACGCTTGAGCGGGAGGCCCGCAAGTACGAGAAACTCCTTGCAGACCTTGTTGGCCCCGAGGCCAAGAAAACGATCACCATTACCCACCGCAACGACCGTGACTCGCTCACGACGGCGGTAGCTCAGATTGACGAGGCTCTGGCCAAACTCAAAGAGGTAACGATCACCCCCGAGCTTGACGAGCCAGCGCTCCTCAAGGCCCGTGACAAACTCGCCACTCAACTGGCCAAGAAACCCTTGGTCATGAAGATCAACGAGGACAAGAAGGGTTACGAGAAGGTACTGGCTCGGATCACCGAGCTCCAGGCCCAAGCGGCCGAGGTCGAGTTCAAATTCAAGACCGACCCTGCGTCACTCACCCGCGCCGCCGCCACAGTGCGAGCCAAGATCGCGGCACTCACCCCCAAACCCAAAATCACTTTCAGTTACGACACCGACACCTTTGGACTCCAGAAGTCCATTGCTGAGGTGGACGCCAAGCTGGCCGAGCTCAAGAAGATTCCACTCACCGTGGACCTTGACGAGAAGGGCCTATTGGAGGCTAAGGCCTCCCTTGAGGAGAAGCTGAAAAACAGCGGGTTCCAACTCAAGATCGACTCCAACAACCTTGAACAGTTGCAGGCCGAGCGTAAACGTATCGAGGAGCTCCTGTCTGGCAAGCGCCAGGACTTGGTTATCGACGTGCGGAACGACGAAACGTCGCTGGAGGAAACCAAGCGAAAGCTTGATGACCTGATCAAGGAGCGTAAGGCTCCGATCAGGGCCGAACCCATCACGTGGGAGGCCGCGTTGCAGTTGGCCTACACAAGCCGTGCACGTGACGTTCCGTTCTACGTGCGGATCAACCAGCGTAGCTTGGCAATCGCTGAGGGTGTTCTCCAGTCACTCGCAGGCATCAACACCCTGCGTGAGTCGGGCAAGATGCTTGAGCAAATGATCACCAAGTTCGACACGTTCTCACTCAAGGTTGCCAGCCTCTCCACCCTGATTGGTTCCGTAACAGACTCCCTTGTTTACATGGGTACCGCACTGTTCCCGCTGGGTGAGGGCATCCTTAATATCACCGGCCTGCTGGCGTTTGCGCCAGCCGCCATTGCCGCCCTGACAGCTACCGTGCTGATCAACATTGCGGCATGGGACAACTTCAAGGGTGCCGTTGACGGCAGTGCTGAGGCCATGGCCAAGCTCCCGCCTGAGGCGCAGAAAACAGCCAAGGCCTTGCAGGGCGCGTGGACCAAAATCCAGGAGCCCGTGCAGGATTCATTCTGGCGCGGCATGGGCGACTCAATGCAGACCGCCATGGAGAAAATGCTCCCCATCATTTCCAAGGGGCTTGCCTCCTCGGCAGAGCACGTAGGCCGCTTCGGCGCTGGCGTGTTCAGGGCCTTTGAGAAAATCACCTTTGCCGGTGGTCCTCTGGAGAAGATGCTCGAAAACCTCTCAGGGTTTTTTGATAAGTCGGCAGGGGCCGCAGAGCCCTTGTTCAACGCAATCAACACCCTTGGCCTACGCGGTTCCGAGTTCCTGCCACGGTTTGGTCAGTACCTCACAGACATGGCCACCCGGTTCGATAACTGGATCACCAAAGCCGATGAGGCTGGCAAGATCACCGTCTGGATGGAACAGGGTGTGCAGTCACTCAAGGACATGTGGACGCTCGGTGGCGGCGTAGTCAAGATGTTCCAGGGCATCACTATGGCAGTGAAGGACTCAGGGTCCGGTGGCCTTGGGGCCATGGCAGATGAGTTCTCCCGCATTGGCGACATTATGAAGGCAGAGCCCTTCCAGTCACGCTTGTCCACCATCTTTGATGGTGCACGTGACGGTGCCTCAGCGTTCAACGAGGGCATCAAGGAACTAGGCCTGACACTGGGGGAGTCCTCCCTCTTTGTCGCCAACCTTCTGTCACAGCTTGGTAAGCTTGGTGGAGATTCACTAAAGACATTCTCGGTGGGGTTACGTAACCTCAACTTCCAGAGTGGGATCATGTCCGGTCTTATCGGCATGAACAACTTGGTTATCACACTCGGTACCGGGTTTGACAGCCTAGGCAACATCATTGGCAATATGTCACGTATCGCTGGTGCAGCATTCTCGTCAATCGGCCCGGTCATCAACAACATTATCAACCTGCTTGATATTGTGGTTGGTACCCTAGCCGACAACCTTGTGGCTGTGATACCAAACCTCATGGGTTTGGTGAACGGTGTCATAACGTCACTGGCTGGCCCGGTCACGATACTGGCAAACATGCTCAATGGCGTTCTCGGATTCATCAACGCCCTGCCAACCCCGCTCTCCCAAGTCATGCTGGCCCTCGCCACGTTCATGCTCTTGGGCTCCAAGATCGGCCCCATGTTCGCCGCCAAGCCCGGTAGCCTGCTTGAGAAAATCAAGTACGACTTCCAGCACGCGGAAACCGCTGGTGCCAAGTTTGGCACCGTCATGAAGGGCCTTGGCGCTGGAGCCATGGGCGCATTCGGTGGCCCCTGGGGCCTCGCAATCGGCGCTGTCACAACGGCCATCGGCATCTTTGGTGCCGCCCAGGCTGACGCCGCACAGAAGGTCAATACCCTTACTGACGCCATCCGCGCTCAGGACAAGGAAGGCCTCGCCTCCTCCATCTACAAGCAGTGGTCAGAAATTGACTCCGGCCCGATGGAGAACTTCTGGCGTGACGCTGGCTCCCTGTGGACCGCTGGAAAGAAGGCGGCTAACGAGGCCGCCAACTCAATCGGCATCGACACGCGCAAGATCACAGACGCCATTGCCGCTGGCAAGGGCAAGACCATGGCTGAGGACTTTGACCTCCTGTCAAAGGCCGGTGCACGGTTCCCTCCCACGGCTGAGCAGATCGACGCCGCTCTTGGGCGGCTCAATCTGAAAATGAGCGGCGAAGAGGTCAAGAACCATGCCGCCGACTTCGGCGTACTGGGGGAGAAGGTTGGAAGCACGTCCGACAACTTCGGCACCGCCGAGTACAAGGCCGGCCAGCTTGGTTCGGCGCTGGACAAGCTCCCGCTGGACCAGAGCAAGCAGAGGCTTGGCGATTTCAACACCGCCATGGGCATCTACAACGACAAGACGCAGACCGCCGACTCCCGCACGCGGGCCCTGAAATCGGCCCTCGATATTCTCAATGGCAAACAGCCCTCCCTTGAGGAGGCCCAGCTCAAAGTCAACGACGCAATGCGTTCGGCCGCTGGCGAGCTCTCCAACGTGAACGGCCAGATGGTCCTCACGGGTGGTGCCTTCCGTGACGCTCAGGGAAATCTCCTGAACTTCAACGGCGTAATCGACTCGACCACAGGCCAGATCAACACCGCCTCCACAGCCGGTGCCAACCTGTACCGCAACCTGAAAGACACCACTGACGGGGTGCTCGGTACGGCTACGGCCATGAAGGACGCTGGCGCTCCCGTGGAAGAAATCGCTACGTATCTCGATACCGCGCGGGACAACTACATCAAGATGGGCGTGGAGGCTGGCCTCTCGGCAGACGTTGTAGGCAAGGCCTATGACCACATGATCGGCGCCAACCCCAAGGACTTGATCACCACAATCAAGGCCCAGGGCATCGAGGAAGCAAACTCCAAGCTCAAGAACTACCAGGGCGCACTCGATGAGGTTGACGCCTACAAGGCGGTAGCCGAGATTGCCGGTGACGACGTTGTGTTGGGCGTAAAGCTCGCGGACTCGTACACCAAGCTCAGTGAGTGGGACAAGGCGGTTGGCACAGCCACCGCAGGCTTGGACCCCGCCGCCGCAGATGCGGTACGTGTCCGACTTGAGGACGACCTGATCACCCTTGCCAACAAGAACCCCACGGTCAAGGCCCACCTTGATCCGGCCCTGTTGGACCGCAAGAAGGCAGAGGTTGAGGAGGAGCTCCGAGAGCTCGGCAGGCAGAAGCCGTCACCCAAGGTTGACGCCCTCACTGAGGAAGCCCGCCTACGCCTCCAGACGATCCTCAACATGCTTGACAGCATCAAGCCCAAGGAAGTGAAGATCGGCGTCAACACCGTCTACACCGAAACGGGCCCCAAGCCCGCTGGATACGTAGCCAAGAACGGCATCCCGGCCTTTCAGGCTGACGGTGGACTCTGGCGCAACAACGTACAGCAGTTCGCCAATGGAGGTTACGTTCCGTCACAGCGAATCAAGAAGTTTGCTAACGGAGGGCTCGAGAATCACGTTGCGCAGATTGCCAAACCTTCTTCGGTGTACCGAGTGTGGGCTGAGCCGGAAACAGGTGGCGAGGCATACATACCTTTGGCCGTGACGAAACGTGCCAGAAGCACAGCGATCCTTGAACAGGTTGCACAGCAGTTCGGTTACAAGCTCACAAAGGCTCAGACCTTTGCAGATGGTGGAGTCATTGCTGGTGGTAACCAGAAGGCCAGCAATGGCTTGCAGGTTCACATCGGCACATTCAACCAAAACGCCAACGACACCATTGAGGACGTTGGACGAGGCATCATGCGTCAGGCCCGTAACGCTGGCGTGACCTCAATCATGGAAGGTATCTAATGAGGATCGAGTTCAACGGACTCGACTTAGGGGATGGGAGCAACTACAACGTCACAGGCATTGAAGGGTTGGACTCCCTCCCTGATCTGACCATCGGCATGGCCCCCAAACCGAGACGCCACGGCTCTTGGCTTGGGGGCAAGCTGGCTCAGAAACGAGTCATCACGATTGGGTTTGACATACTGGGCGACCCTGACGACGACTACCGAACCACCAAGCCCAAGAACAGGTTGCAGAACGCGTTCCAGATTATGGACGTGGAACTGCCGCTCATCTTTGAAATGGACTACGGCGAAGAACCCGTGCTGGTGCACGCCTCGGTCACGTCACTGGAGCTCCCGATCACTCGGGACTACTCGCGTTTCCGGCAGGGCATTGTGGAGTTCACGTGCAGTGACCCCATGAAGTACGCAACCAACGCCAAGTCAGGCACGACCGGCACCCCACAGGTGCCAGCGTCCGCCGTCTATGGCCTGCCGTACGGCTTTGCCTACAGCGAGGAGATTGAGCTCTCTGGAACGTTCACAGCCACCAACACCGGCAACTCACCCGCGCCGGCTGTCTATCAGATTCAGGGTCCGGTCAACCGGCCTACCGTCACGCTGACCGACGATCAGGGCGTAAGGGCAACGACGTTCAACGTCAACCTCACTGCCACTGACCGTATCTACGTAGACACATTCAGGAACCGGGTACTGATCAACGGTGCCGACCGCTTTGGTTCGGCAACCGGAGCCCTGGTATCAGACCTCACCATCCGCCCCGGTGAAACCACCGTGGCGTTCACAGGTGAAACCGGGGGATCAACCGCGCCCTCGCTCACCGTCGAATGGCGGGACGCAACGCGGTAACCCCCCTTTGCACATGGGAGGCCCTCGGGAAACCGGGGGCCTCCTGCCATTCCCCTCCATGGAGTTCACATGACAATCCTCACTACTGGGGCCTACGACTTCCCAGCGGCGGCAGACCGCAACCGCACCTCAATGATGCTGGCCAAGGGCTCCGCGCCTCTGGCCGTGATTGACGGCGTTCACTCTGGCCTGAACATCACCAAGACAACGGGCATGGGATTCTCCATCGGTCCCGGCCGAGCCGCTATCAATGGAGCTACAGCCGCAGACGGCACGTTCACCGCAACACTGACGGCCTCTGAGGTTTCAGTGTTCGACGCTGGAGACGCCTCCCAGGACCGCATTGATGTGGTGGTCCTCCAGACCTACCCGGGCAACCCCTCCACCACGGGAGCACAGCTTGAGGTAGTCAAGGGCACTGTGCCCGTCTCGGGCGAACCCGCTGTGCCCGTTACACCGGCTGGTGCCCTGGCACTCTTTCAGGTGCGTATCCCTGCCGGTACCAGCGCTGGCAACGGCGGCTGGGACGCCACAAAGGTCACGGACGTTCGCCGCGCCATCGGCATCCCGCAGTTCCAGAGCTACACCCCCACATGGTCAGGCTTTGCAAGCCTTGGCACTGGCGCTATCCGCGAGGGCCGCTACCGCGTGGACGGTGACAAGGTGACCGTTCACCTCCACCTCAAGGCTGGCACTGGAGCCTCTATGGCTGGCGGCAACTTGAGCTTCAACCTGCCTATCGCCCCGTCCACTGGCTACCGCTACTACGGCAGTGGCTCCCTGCACTACCCGGACAATCAGGGCGTGAAGTACGACCTCCGCGTTTACACCAACGGCCCGACTGGCTACCTGTGGGGCACCCGCGCCTCTGACGGCCAGTTGGTCCCCCCGGGCACTCTGGCCTACCCCTACACAGGCGGAACGGAAATCTACGCCACGCTGGAGTACGTAATTGACCTCCAGTAGTCGGCCGATGTGGCGCGTGGTGTTTACGCGCACTGACACCGACGCCACGATAGCCGAGTTCGATTGCGCTATCTCCAAGCTGGGCCGGTACGTCTCCCCAAAGGTGGGGGACCTACAGATTCAGATTCCAGTCCCGAATGCAGACCTTGGCCGTGAAGCGTCCAAGGTGTTCACCGGGGCAGGCCTTATGTCGATGTACGTCTACAGGAACGATGAAGTCTGGTGGGGCGGTTTCCTCGATGAGGCCGACGTTGATTCGGCGGGGGAGTACCCCGTCATCACAGCCACCGGAGCCTCATTCGAGTCCTACGTAGACCGCCGCGAGGCACGTACCAACGAGTCCCTGACCATGGATCAGACCAACATGGCCAAGTGGTGCTGGGACTATATGCAACAGGCCACGGGCGGCAATATACGCGTGGACACACCGACGCCTCCCGCCTCAGGGCGGACCAGGACCATGAGTTGGAAACGCTCAGACGCCCGCACGGTTGGCTCCATCCTCAAGGAGGTGTCCAACAGGGCTGACGGATTCGAGTGGATGATCGAGTGCTACGCCGACGACTCAGGTATGCGGCGGCGGCGCTTGGTCACAGGCTACCCGGCCATTGGCCGGCCTTCCTCTGACATTGTGCTTACGTTCCCCGGTGACGTGATCAGCTACAAGATCACCGACACCAGCTTGGACGGGGCTATCTCCTTCCAAGCCCGTGGCAAGGCACCCGATCCCGTTGGCACTGCCGCACCAAGCGGCGGCGGCGGAACAGCCGCCGAGAAGCAAGACCCCATCATGTCGAAGATCGTAACCAACGATGCACTGATCAGTGCCGGTTACACGTTGATCGACACCACCATTGACAAGCCCACCGTCACGGAAGTTTCCACGCTGGACGACTGGGCCGAGCTTGGTAGGGACCTCAGAAGCGGTCCCATGCTGTTCCCTTACGTCACTTGTCGAATCGACAACTTCACTCAAGCAATCCTTGGCTCCATCGTGAAGCTACGTATCAATGACTACCTCTGGCCGCAAGGCATCAACGGCTCACCGGGTTTTGAAATCACTGCCCGCGTGATCGGTTACGAGGTTGATCCCGGCGAGCTCGGGGCCGATGACATTGTGCGACTGATGTTCGAGAACCCAAGAGATACCGACAACATCAAGAGGAGCCCTGACTAACCATGGCACGCTTCCCCCGCACGCTGGGTGACGCGTTAGCCGCACAAGCTGAGGCGGCACGCAACGCTCGCACCTCAGTAATGGGAGTCGATCCTTTGGTTCCCATCACAGAGGACCAGCTATCGCCTGTACTTGCAGGCAACCTCGAACAACTCAACCAAGACACCGTGACTCTGCAAGAGGACATGGCGCTGGTTGACGAAAAAATCCAAGGCGCAATCACTGACGCCAATGCAATGCCGATCACCAATGAGCGCTTCACAGAGGACTCCCTCTCGATATGGCCCTTTGTTCAGAACCTCATCCCCCAAGGCGCACTAGCGCCAGGGGCGGTTAGCAACAACGACCTTGCGGACTTCGTACTCACGGCCCGCAAGTTCAACGACGACCGTCACCGCCTCTACTAAACCCTTCCTGACAGGAGCTCCCACATGGGCACTGCCCCCATTTCCCACGACGAGGTTACGTCCCTCATTCAGTCCACCGTCGCAGAGACGATCAAGGGCGAGTTTGACCACTACCTCAAAGACCTCTCGTTCCGTATCGGGCAGGCCTATGATCTGCTGGACCGTGCCGGTAACGGCGTCGCTGTCAACGGCAAGGTTTACGCCGAAGACCTGAACCTCCCGGGCCGCGCGTTCATGACAGGCTACGCGGTGACCAATAACAGTCCGGCCGCGGGGTCCTTCGCGTGGAGTGACCTTCACGTCGTCTATAACGGCGTTGACACTCTGGTAACCAACGGTTCAACCGCACTCAAGTACGTGTGGTGGAGCTCGGTCACCACACCCACCATCCTCCAGACCTCGGCCACCAAGCCTGTACTGGCGAACGGTGAAGTGCTGTTGTTCATGAACCTCAGTGGCACGCCCCAGGTCATGCTCAGTGATACCAATGCCTCGATGCCCGGTGTCCTCCGTGACGGTGCCGTGGACACAGGCTCGATCCTTGCCAACGCCGTTGGCTCTGCGGCAATCGCTGACGATGCCGTTGGCTCGGCCCAGCTTGGGCCGAACGCGGTAGGTGCCGCCGCACTGGCGGACGGTGCGGTTATCCGTGCCGCCCAGCTTGCGGCCAACGTCGTTGGCGCAAGCCAGCTTGCCGACAACGCTGTGGATACAGCCGCCATCGGTGCGAACGCCATCACCAACGTAAAGGTGGCTGACGGCGCTATCAACCGTACCGGCATGCTGTCCGGTGCTGTTGTGGGCTCGACTCACATTGTGGCCAACGCTGTTGGCTCCACGGCTCTGGCTGACGGTGCCATTGTGCGCTCCGGTCAGGTGGGTACGAACGTTGTCACCTCCACGGCCATTGCCGATGGCGCAGTGATCCGCTCGGGACAGGTTGCCGCAAACGTGGTCACCGCAACCCAGCTCGCGGACAACGCAGTGGATATCGCGGCCATTGCCGCGAATGCGGTTACCTCCACAAAGCTGGCTGACGGCGCGGTGGTCCGTACGGGCCAGCTGAGTAACAACGTTGTCTCCACTGCCGCAATCGCCCCCAACGCGGTCACCTCCAACGAAATCAACACGGGTGCGGTGTCGGCCACAAAGCTGGCCATCCTCCGCCACGTCCTGTACTAAACCGAAAGTCCGTCCGCCATGAAGGTATTGCTCGCAACCCCCGCCTACGGGGGCCAACTCACTGAGGCCTACTTCCAATCCGTCCTCGCACTGCTTCACGCTGGCTATGCCAGGGGGGTTCGGATCGACGTAATGACCCTCAAAAACGAGTCCCTAATTACCCGGGCCCGCAATGAAATTGTGGCCACCTTTATGGCGGGCGACTGGACTGACCTGCTTTGGGTAGACGCCGACATTGCTTTCACACCAGAGCATGTCTGGCGTCTACTCGACGCACCGCACGAGGTGTGCGCCACACCCTATGCCATGAAAGCCCTCGACTGGACCCGCATGGCCCAGTCGGGCCAGAGCGTAGAGGCCCTCAAGCAGGCCTCCATCCTGTCCGTCATCAACTCCCTCCCCGACGCCCAAACCCAGGACGGATTCATTACCGCCCTCGACGCTGGCACAGGGTTCATGCGCGTCAAGCGCTCCGCTCTGGAGAAGCTGATCGCCGCCCACCCTGAGGTGGAGTACCAGACAGAAGCGAATGTGCCCGACAAAACCCGCTGGGCCATCTTCGACACCATCATCCACGAGGGCCGCTACCTCTCAGAGGACTACACATTTTGCCGCCGATGGCAGGCCCTCGGGGGAGAGGTCTGGGTTGACTACACGTCCCCAAACCTAGGTCACCAAGGCTCTTACACATTCGGAAGGTAACACCCCATGGCCCTGCCAACAATCACTAACAACTCCCCAGCGGCGGGCTCTATCGCTTGGACCCAGTTCGGCATCCAGTACAACGGTCAGTCATTCATCATCCCCGCTGGCAACACCGCACAGAAGTACGTGTGGT